GTTCGTTCTTGACATGAGCATAAGTTAAATGAGGGTATCTACCGTGAAGGTCGGTAGACGTATAAATCGATGTGTTTGCCCCGGCATTAAGGGCATGCTACACATCATATTCAATTCGTCCACTAACAGACTTGCGATTTGAGCTTTTACCAAGGAGAAGGCGATTCCGTCATTCTGCGATTTCAGTATCTCTGAGCTAGTCGGAGACATGGCCTCCATGATGGCTTCGATATTTACAGCACAGCAGGATTTCACAATGTCGGGCGACGAAGCGAACTCGTCTGCATCCGCTATGGTTTCGTACAGTGACAGATTCTTGGACTGCGTGGCAAGTTTCCCCGCTTCTGATGGTGTGAACCCCATGAAGAGTAGTGCATTGTACACGTCATTTCCGCTTGACCCCACGTTCTTATTATTGCGCCGGATCAACTTAATAGCATCAATCACTCCCTCTGCGGTAATGTCTACCCTAAAAGATCCTGGCGAGAACTGTGCTAACAGTGGCCTGGAGCCCAGTTGATTGGTCTTTGTGTGTATCCCCAGGAAAGACAACGCGTATTTGTAACACAGTGGCATGTAGTAGTAAGGGTGCCAACACTGCGGAAACCTTCGCAAGACAGAGAATCCGCCTGCGCTCGTATTTAACCTTCCATACATCATGAATTCTTCAGCAACCTCGCCATCTGGTACATCGTTGGGTAACTGCAAGAAGTGGTCATTGGACATCGAGTAAGTTATGGTTCCCAGTCCTGGTACCTTAATCCCATTGTGCATTGGGATACCCTGCTTACGAACATTGGCGTTATCATTACGTCTGCCGTACTCGATGTATCCTGATTCCACCAGCGCGCGCTCCTTGAACTTAGGTGCTAGATGTTTATCGCGCAAGACCGAACCCATCGCTATCATGGCGCCTCTGGCGACTGACTTCTCATAGTCCAAATCTGCAAGCTTTAACTTAGCCATGGTTCGCTGCATGCTCTTCCATGACTCCGTTTGCTTGGTTGATGCGTGTGGCTGTCTGTTTTTGTACAGCAGCTTTTCTGTAGCACTCTCCTGCAGTGCACTGAGTTCATGATGCGACGTCGTTCCTCCGATGGATACTGCTATGGGCTTCGTTAGATTCTTTCCCTCTGCCCCAGGCATTGGGGCGATGGCTTCTAAAGCCGTCGCACCGACGCTCATCGCTCCAGCTAGCTTTGCTTGCACATCAATCTCATTCCTACCTGCCATGTAGCTGAACAGATGACTGTGGTTTAACTGTAGATATAGCTTGGAGTTTGGAGAGTTGTAACCCACTAGAAGACGATTCAATGTACCACCAGCACACGCCATTGACTCGAAGTCTGTAGTCGCTTGCTTACCGAATTGCGATGTGGTACTGCCGTTGATTATCGTCATCAGCTGTAGCATGTATAGCAAGTCGTCATTTCCACCACGCATGCTAAGATCCCGG